CTGTCGGCTTGCCACAAATAATAAATATAATTATTATATGGTATCATATCGTAGCAAATTGAAAGTGCTCCAAGATCGTGGGGAGTAAAGGTAGTGCCATTGAAGACTTGGATATATTGGCCTGAACCAATCAAGAGTTTATTTTGGTACTCGGTAGCACAAAATGGTGTATTAGCGGTAGCCATAGTGTACTCAACATTCCAAAGTCCACCATTACGTTTTCGCAGTTTATCGTCAGAAATTGCCCAAACATCATCTAAATATTTCACAACAATGATTGGTCCTGCTGGAAGTCCAGTAGCTTCCACTGTCAAAGTTGCTCCATCCCACCGATAAACTTCACCATCATCATCAAAAGCACCAATGTAGAGGATCTCGTTAATTGGTGCATCAGCGGCGGTCGAGGCTTCAATGTTTTCGAAAATTGTACACCAATTATTGAAAGAAGGAATTTCCACTACTGGCTCAAATTTAGTTTGATTTACGAAGGCCGAAATGCCTGCGTTGGTGGCGGAGGTTTCGGGAAGGATAATTTTAAATAGTGTCGGAGCCTGCGTAGTGCCGTCGTCAACCGCTCCGAAGCAATAAGCTGCTCCACCAAAACGTGCAAAGACTCTCCTTGGTGCAGTAAGTCCAGCACCTCGACTGTAGCCGATACCTTGAATTAGAGTTCGAGGAGTTGTAAGTGAATCGTAAGAGATAGTGTTGAGAAGTGGACTAGAGCCAGAGTAATAACGTTGAATTTGTCCATCTAGCGCTGCCCCTACGTTACCGATTAGGAAAGAAACCGCCCCATCTGGAATATCAATCATTCCATAGACACAACCATCAAGAGCATTTTGGTGGATCTTGCTCATTCCACCCCGTGAAATCACTTCATGTCCATCAAGGCGGACATTGATCAACTCAGTAAATTGAGTATCTCTGATTGAGCCAGGATCATTCTCAAGGTTAAGCCCCTCCCAATTAGGAAAGTCAATTCCTCCGCGAAGGCGTTTAAACGCTTTAACTCCGAGTTCTTGACCTTTGGGTGAAGCCATTTTTGAACTTTCTTTTGATTGCTTCTTATGCCTTTAAAATAGCATCAACTTGCGAGCGCTTAACTGGGCTAGCATCCGCATAAAGATCACCAATGTCACGACGACTGAAGTCACGGAATTCATCAAGATGTCTTCGAACTACTTCTCTAAATTCAGTTTGAACAAATTCATTCTTAGTGATCGGTACTTCAAGTCCAGCATTGAGTCTGGCAAGTACAAAATCGAGAGCTTCTTCCTGTTTTGCATTTGTATTAACTGTATATAAAGCCATTTGAAATTCTCCTTAACTTACTGTTCCAGGACCATTAAGTATAACTGTATAAGTAATAGATGCAGTACTGACAGCTAGAGAAGAATCAATATTAAAAGCGATCTTTAGTTGATTTGCCGTAGCTACATCTGCTGTAATGGCATAAGTAAGTGTTGCGCCACCCGTAGCAATCACTACTGAGCCGTCATTTGTTTCGGCCGAAGCTCCAAGAGTAGCAGTCACAACGGTAGCTGCGTTTACACAAACGAAGTCAAAAGAACCTGAACGTGCAACAAGATCGGTCGCATCGGTAGCTCGAACAGTATAGTTAATCTTTCCACCACTCATTTGACCAGTAGCGGTAGTTAAGGTCATTACTGTTTCAGCACCACCAGCTTCGGTAAGAGTGACAGTACCTTGATTATTAATAACTGCTCCACCACCATTATGGGCAATTCCAACAAATTCAGTGGTACTCGCATTTCGACTATGAATAAAGAGTGTTGGATTTGTTGCCAATGGATGGGCGAAATCAAAACTTACTGCATCACCGTACTCGGCAATGATGATACTATTAGCAGTGGTACCAGTTAACAAACCGCCTGTATCAGGAGTTTGATTGGACATGTGAGGTAAAATTACATATGCACCGGAAGCGGCTTGTGAAGTGGTAGTTAGATAACCATCAATAAGTAAATTTGGAATAATACGCATGTTCGTTCCAGCACCGGCATTCAATCGAAAGTTTGAGCCATCATGATTCAATGAGCCCCACTGTGTAGTGCTTTGGGCTGCACTGTGAATAAAGAGTGTTGGATCCGTCACAGCGGCGTGAGCGAAGTCGAATTCATTATCAGCCCGCTCAGCTATTACCCAATGGTTAGAAGTTGAACCAGTGAGGAACATTCCGGTATCGACAGTTTGGGTTGTATTCCATTGAATGAGTGGCCTAGTTGTATTATTAGTTTGACCTAGATTAAGCCCAGCATTATCATTAATAGTTACATTACCTCGTAATCCTGTTCCAATTCCTGGACTACAGGTAATAGTAACATCTCCACCATTAGCATTTCCACTAACAAGACGACTAGCAGCACCAGTAGTTAGAAAAATACTTCCACCATCTGCTGCGCCATTAATAGAAGAACCGACTACTGCTGCTGAAGCTTCTGCTGCAACAGAAGAACCAGCTTGCGTTGTTGCTATTTGAGCAGGAGCAAGAGCAAGTAAACTTAGAAGAAAGCCTGGATCTGAGTAAATTGCTCCACCAATAGCAGTTATATTAGACGCATCCTTAATTACTTTTCCAGAAGTATCACTAAAAGTAACAATATGATCTAATGTTGAACTACCTGGACCAGTTACATCACCACTTCCACCCCCAAGCGCCCCCCATACTGTGCCATTAAATCCCTTGAAAGTGTCAGTGGTGGTGTCAAAGGCAAGCGCACCCTCTCCCGGAGTTGACGGGAGAAGAGCAGTGGTGTAACGAGGAACTCCAAAAAAACTTCTATCAGTGAGAGCTTGATTAACCTCTCGAAGAGCTTTTGAAGAGAGGAAGACTTCTGTTCCAGCCATTAGTTTATACTCCTACTTTGATGAAAGAAAAATCGCTCGACCGGCCATCTTAGATAGTTACATTATCATCTACTGTAAGATAAACGCTAATGACATCGGTGCCGGCTGCGCCAACTTCCTCTAAGCCAACTCTTATAAAGGACCAGGGCTCAGTGATAGAGAAAGAATCAGAACCAGTCGCAACTAGTGTTTGGTCAAAGAGAGTAGTCCAGACTGCGTTGGGGTCAGACATCTTTACTTCTACCACAATTCTAACCGAAGCTGCACCTAAGGTAGTGAGATTATAAGCGATGGTGGCGTTCTTTGAAGTACCTATAAAGCAAGCGCCATCAAGAGCGGTGGTGCCGGAGCGGAAGGGGAAAAGCTTAAGTGCCTTTCCAGCTGCACCAAGGGTCCAAACTGAATCCACCGTGATTGAGGTGGAAGACGTTTTAGTAGCTACACTCCGGAAAAGTTGAGTACCGACTAGGGATTCTTGCATAAGCCAATCCCCTACTTGTACTACATCAAAAGGAGTAGCACCATCGCCGGAAGATTCAACTGCAGTGGTTGTGACGGAAGAGCCAGAGGTAGCAGCAAAACCTCTTAGATTGACTTGATCGAAAAAACGTCCATAAGTAAGATCGGCAGGAACGTCGTAATTGAAGAAAAGTGTTCTTTGTAGTGACATTTGCTAAGTGCTCCTTGTCAATAGGTTAAACGCTAAAACGATATCGTGGATCTCCGTAGGTGAGATTTCTAGTTGTGCCATAAGTTGGCATTGCCATAGGCTCTGAACGTCCTTGCTTGTAGTTGCCCCAAAACCTCTTAACATCCTTCATCCACTCTTCACGCCATCTTAGATCACGGACATCGCCCTGTGAAGTTGCAAGAGCGGTGCGAAGACCGCCCATAAAAAGGCGCTCCTGAGCATCTTCCGGAAACTGTTCAGTTCCAGTAATAGCTGTGACTGTAGTTGGCGGAGCTACTCCAAGTGATCCATCTACTAAAACATCACCAAGATAAGAAGTAGTGGTGTTATCGGCGATGGTAGTGACAAGACCGTAAGTTGAGCCGCCGGCAGAGGTGCGGTAGAGTTTTCTAGAAGTTACAGAATGGCAAGGAGAGACTGGAATAGAAGTTACATTGCCTTTTTGGTTGGCTAACGTGATTGTGTTCGAGGCAATGCCAGCTTCGGTTTCGCCAGAAGCAGTAACAAAAGTAACTAAGTAGGAGTAAGCTCCAGTCAAACCAACCGCTGCTCCAACTTCTGCAATCGGCGCAACAGGTCGATCCACCAAGTCAGGCATCAACTTCACATAGTTATCAACCAAAAGCGTATAGGTAGTGTTGGCAGAAGGCCAGATTTGAATCTTCGGCCTTCCAGCGACAGTTCTATCTTGAAGCGTATATTGCATAGGTCTGCCGGTAGTGGAGTTGGTTGTGCGTCGAAGGGCTTGCATCTGATCTGGCGCAATCCACTGAAGTGGTTGATCTGGATAATTTTGAATATAAACCTTCATCTCTTCGCCCTCATGAGAGAAGTCAGAAGGCATTGTTCCAAAAGAATCATTTGCAACTAGCGAAACAGTTCCGCCAACTTTAAGACGAAACCAAAAAGGCGCTTCATCCCATACGTCCTTGAGAAGGAGGATTAAAAAGAAGCGCGCACGTTCTCTGAGGTTTTGGTCAGTTGCAACGGTATCTGAGCCTATGTTGAGATAAAATCTAAGTGTATTAGAAATTGTCTCAGCAGTTGTCATTCCCATTTCTTAATGATCCTTAAGGATTTTTGTTAAGCTTCTACTTGAGATTCCACCACAACGATTTTCTTCGGCCGTCCTCGTCCACGCTTGCCGAGTTGGGCCGCAGCGATCTCAGCTGCTTCTTTAGCCTGTTCAGGATGGCGGATTCGGATGTGCTTTTCAAAGAGATCTTGTTCGTCCGTCTCATAATCGCCAAACGAACAAACAAAAGCAAGAGTGCTCACTACTCGATCCTCTTCAGCCGAAAGGAGAACCTCTTCAGCTTTCCTTTGCATCGTCGACATTGGAGGTGTGTCACTTCGTCCTGGATTTTCTTTCTTAAACTTTTCAATCTGCTCAATTCGATTTCTTCGAACTCCCTCTGCCCAAGCACGATGAGCTTCGGTCCAACCCTTTCGAGCCTGTCGTTTTACTTGATCATCAAGCTCTTCATTACCGGAGAGGAGGACGATATTTAAGGCCATAGTTGGGGTTTCGGCATCAGGACCGAACTTCTTTGTGAAAAACTCCACTACCTTATCAGCACTTTGCTCTTCGATTTTTCCATCTTTGTCAAGGACCGGCAGCGCATAACCCATAGGATAACCGTACTCAGGATGGGTAGTAGGAACAGCGCGTTTGCCATAAATGATCCCATAGCGATCCCTTACCTTTAAGATTCCATTCGCCAGAACCTTCAAGAGATTGCCGGAGGAATCTTTTAGATTTGGATGAGTAACAAAAGTTTCACCACCAAGATCGGGTGGAAAGTAATACCAGCAGCCATTATATTGCTCTGAAAACCATTCCGGAGCAGGATTATAGAGCAAGTAAGAAGGAGCCATCTCCCTCGCCATGCGCTTCACTTTTTCTTTATCAACTCTAACGTTAGGCAACGAACTCATTTAGATTTCTCCTTCAACAAAAGTAGTTTTAGGTCCTTCAACAAAAGGAGCCTTTTCAAATACAGGAGGTAGCAATCTACCTTCCTCCACACACTTCTTCATTTCTTTCCAATCTTGCTTCAACTGATATTCAGCATCCTCAATGGTCTTTCTGAGGGCGTCTTCGTCCTCTTTGAAAATTCCCTGAAGCGCCTTAATTGCATCTTGAATTCGAACGTTTTTGTGAATCCACTCCTGCGCTTGGACGTAAGCTAGGACTTTATCATCGAACGGCTTTGCCATCTCTGGCAAACCGAGTCTAGCACCATGAGAACCTTTCGGCCACCTAACGGTCCAACTTTCTAACTCAAAAATTCTCTTTGGATCAAAGAGAAAATTAGCCGGCACAACCCCTAACTGAATAGGCAGTTTTCCGCTATTTGACTTTTCCATCCAACTTGGCACAAAGCGACAGATAACGTAGTGACCAAAAATTTCCTCTCCGCCCGAAGGACTAATCATTACCTTTCGGCACCAAACCACAACGAAGTTAGGATCAACCTCTCGACAACGCGCAACTAAGAAAGGAGAAGGTTCATCACCAGCAGGGAAGACAGCAGTAAACTCCTTAAACTTAGTTTGCCAAACCCCACTAGGATCAATTTCAAATCCAATAGGTGGAGCAGTGGACTTCTTAATCTCTACATCGTCTGTCAGATCGACGTTTAAAATGCCCGAATTAGCCATTAAAAGAATCCTTCTTTCTCTCAACCGGAATACGGTCGCCTTCCTTCCAAAAACCAACCGAACGCCCAAGAAGCAAAATGTCGGTTAATGTACCTAAAAACTTCCTAATCTTACTAAACATAGTTCACCTCAGCCGTAAGTTTACCAAGTTTTTTAAGCCAAGTCAAGCAGGATCCTTGGATTCTTTGGCCTTTTTAGAGGCTTTCCAGTTCGCATAAGCTAAGTAAAGGGAAGCTAAACCGGTGGCGATTAGCGTTGGATCAAAACCTAGCGTAAGTGCTTGATCTGGCTTTAGGCCAAGAGAAGTAAACACTACGTTAAGAATGGTAAAAAGAGGACCAACCTCAAAACCAACCACTTTACAAAAGGCTTCTCCAACAAGAAAAAGTAGCATCACAACACCTTGAACAACTGGAGATTTAATTACGTTAAGTGCTTTCATTTCAATCCTTTATTGAGCCCTAACTTTAACTCTACCACAGCTTCCGCCTTGGTACCAAGTAGGGGCATCTAAACGAGGACAAGCTTCAAAAGTAGCTTCACCCGCTTTGTTAAGTGCGACATGGATTTGGAAAGAAGAGCCAATATCTAGCTCTCCAGGTTCAAATGCTAAAGCCCAAGGAAACTGACCAGAAAGGCGACGCCAAATTTGACCCCTTAGATCCTCACAAGCCCAAGGTGGATCGACACCACAGTTGGGTTTTTCAGCATTACATGGAAGAATTTCACCTGAGGAAAGTCGAAAGAAAGGAGTAGTGTCAAGGACCATCCTTCCTCCTACTTTTCCGGGAGCATCTCGTGGAAGAAGTTCCTCTTCAGTTCCAATGTTGAGATGAACGTAGGCTTTGATGTGACTTAAAGTTGGACAACTTACGGGAGTCGGGCTCGGAAGAGGCGTTGGCGAAGGACTCGGAAGTGACGTTGGAGTTGGAAGTGGTGTCGGGGTGTGTGAACTTTTGCACGCCACCAAAAGAAGAAGACCAATTAAAAGGAGACGTTTCATTCTTGAGCCATCAACTTCAAAAGTCTATCCCAATCTCCATCACTCATAGGGCCACGCCAAAACATCACATAACCGCCAGCTTGTTTAGAATCACGGTAAAGTTGAATCCACTCTTCCGGAGAATGGTGATCGTTGTCAGATTCGGTCAAGATAGTTCCATTAGAGGTAGGTTCAAAACCATGTACAGTGAAGTAATCGCCAACATTTCGGCCAGAATTAGATCCAACCCGAC